GTCATCAATTTGGCTTTCTGGAATACCGCGTCCATAACGTGCATTAGTCATGTAATCGCGTACACACAGAACTGGATTATCACTCCACGCTGTTGTGGTGGTGCGTGGGTCGTAAACTTTTAAGCCTTTAATATCTGCGGTGATGGGCGGCAATCCACTTGCCCACGCTGTGCGGTCATATTCCAAACGGAGATACAAATACGCCACACCAGACAATTTATGTGCGGTTGTCCAACTCACTAACCGTTCAACTAATGTCGCATCTGCGGCTTGTGTATCAGACCCTAAATGCTTATACAATTCAAACTTGCCAGTGAATTGTTCATCAGTGGATAGCTTGTCGTGGAAATACACATTTTCAATACTCTCAATCTCACCCTCTGCTAGAGCAAGAATCAAGTGCATAAATTTATTATTCTTGCCGTCAGATTCAGCGAATACACGAACTATACCTACACGCCTATAACCATAAATAACCTTTAACGGTTCTGAACTGGATGCTTTATTTATCAACAACCCTTGACCAGTATCAGGTGCATCAAAGTCGGCAGTTAATGCGCTGGCTAAATTGAAAATAGCCATCCCAATTGAACCAACCACCACCACTGTTGCTATTGCAACCGCTAAAGGAATAGAAATACCAGTATAGATAACCAATGTCGCCGCTAAAGGTATAATAATCGGTGGCATCAGTTAAACCTCATCACTTTGTAATCTACATCTGGCACAGGCAAACCAGCCACTAACCCTTTTTCTGGGTCAACTGAAAACATCTTGCCACTGACAAAGACATGGGCAAAAACAAACGATTTATCAAGGTGCAAAACCAAGTCGCCAGTTTGCGGCTTATCAACCTCTTGCCATCCTAATTCTTTTAGTTCAGTTATCCACTCAACAAAGCCGCGATAGAATCTCACCGCCCCTTTTTTAGTTTGATAATGATTCTTGATGCGACTGAGATAATCCGTTCCACACACACGGTCAACCCATTCAACACATAGGGTGTTGCAATCATTTTGCCCCCATTTAAAAGCAGTTAATGCAGTCTTGTCTAAAAGCTGGATGAGATATATTTCATCGGTGGTTTTCATTACTTACGCCCCCAAGGAATATCTTTCATCACTTCGGATGCGAACTCAAAACCCAAATCCCCAGCGAACCAAACTTGTTGTTCAGCATGGTTAGTGTGTCTGCCAGAACGCCTTTCAAAATCTACCCAATGGCTTGCGGCTTCAATCGACAATGTACAAGTGCCATCATCAGGGTTTTCTTGAATAACTGGTTTATGCATACGACCGCTAAACATCAAAATCGGGTCAGCGACTAATGTTAATGCTGAATCAAGAAACCCTTTGTACAAATTAATAGGTCTATCTAAATATTTCTCAGATAAGAACAAGGCAATAAAAGTTTTATCCACGCCAGATAATGACCCTGTTAATGTGCCTGTCATTAATTGTGATGTTTCCTCAATATCAGAAAACCCTAAGTAATGCCCCATCGCCACATAGGTGTTGCCATCGTGGGTAATATCTCTATTGAAATCACAGATGCGCGTATAAGTATCATCCCATTCAATTTCTAATAAATTAACAGGGATACACTGGTCAGCATTGATTTCAGCAAGCGTTGCGCTGTCAATATCTCTATCCACTACAAAACCTCAATCAGAAACAGGTCAAAAGAGTGCATAGAATTAACATCAATGCCAGTTTCTTGTTGGTCTTGAGCCAACGCCATCTTAAACGGCACACTTTCGCTAACAATCGTATCGGCTGTTGAAACTGCACTGAGTAACGGTGGTTCGATAGTGATAGTTGAAAAACCAGAATCCGTTTCAATATCAGCCGTCAGCATATAAACTTTGTCATGCTCTGAGAACTTAATAAAATCACCGGCTTTCAATAATCCACTTTGCAACCCTGTAATGCTTGCAATAGTTGACGCACCAGCACTGGCAACACCAGAAACTAATGTGCCAACAAGATTTCCCGATGAACTGGATACACCCTCTGGCACATAATCGAATGTTGAATACTGCCCTTTTTGTGCGACAACAAACGCCCAGATAGGCGCGAATTGTTCGCGTGTCATCGGTGGGTAAGTCGCTTCAATTAACCAACGATGTGCGCCACGCTGACGCACTTGTCGTTTCATGCTATGGGTTTCGCTCACCATATTCGGCGTAATGGATTTGATGCGAATTGAGCGCGGTTTAGGTGATGTTGGAAATGCCATTATGCTGAAACTCCGCGTCTGCCTTGCTTACGATATGCCTGGTCAATCATGCCGATTATTGATTGCTTGTTATTTACAAGAAAACCCACGCCAGTTTGTGTATCAATCGCATTGATGTTGAAAGTTACCGCTAATGGTTCGCCGCCATCTAGCTTGTGATTTGGTACTAAATGCCCATCTGTTTTAGGGACGAATAACTCCCTACCTTGCTCGCCAACCATGAATGGTTTGCCGCGATTTAAACCGCCGCCAGCCGCCTTACCTTTTGCCGCAGTAACATTACCGCCAGATGCGCCACCAGCACCTAACAAGAAACCAAATGGCGTTCCCATCAGCGCGTTTTGTATTGCTTTAAATATTAATGCTTTAATTATCATGGCGGTTAAGTCAGCAATAATAGACAATGCGAAATTCTTGAATGAAAATTTACCTGTCATCAATGCTTGGGTTAACTGGGTGCTTAACCCTGTTGAAAACCTATCTATAAAACCAACCGCTTGCGTGTCAACATCGCCAATAGCTAATGCCATTTTATTCATTTGGGCGTTAAAGCCTGTCGCACCATCCACATCAAACTCAAACTTTACTGGCTCAAGCTGAGTAAGTTTAGGTGGTTGTTTCGGCGTATTGGTTTTTAGCTTTAGATTTGCATCAGCCGCACGACTCAACCCAGCGTTATAATTATCTAACGCATTACTGGCTTTTAAAAACTCCCAAGTCTGGTCGGCAACAGCGTTGCGAGTGTCGAATAATTTTTGGTCAAACCCCGCCGATAAAGATGCCATTACCTCCACAATACTTAACTTAAGTTTTAAGTACGTTAAGGACAACCCCTCAACCGCCTTTTGTATCTCAAGAATAAAGCCTATTTGTCTTGGTTTTGATGATGCACCCACACCGAAAGCATCTCTGATGTTGATGGCAAGATTCACAAACGCATTTGATGCGTCTGTAACTGCTGGCGACAATTGAACGACTATTTTATTTGCCAATCCCTCAACAAGACCAGTGGCGCGACCAATTGCATCACCAGCCATTTCTATTTTATGAGCATCAACACGACTCAAGGTTAGACCTAATGATTCAGCTTCACGCGCCATATCATTTAAGCCTGTTTTACCCAGAGCGAGGGTATTAACTAAATTCACGCCCTCTGAGTCGAATAGTTTGAACGCTAATCTAACCTTATCGGATTGACCGCCAACATCTTTCATTGCGCCAGCGATTTCTTTAAATGCTTGGTCTGGCGACATTAACGCTAACGCTCTAGCGTCTAACCCTAACTCACGAAGTGCATCTTTAGCTTCACCTGTGCCTTGAGCGGCTTCAGCGATTCGCCTTGTCATGCGTTGCAAAGCCATATCAAGGGTGTTTGTTGCCACGCCTGTTTGCTCTGCCGCATGGCGTAAACTGATTAATGATTCAGTGGTTAAGCCTAATTTGTCGGAAGTTTTAGCAAGCGCATCAATGGTGTTAAAGCTATTGCGAATCAATAACCCCATGCCTGTTGCGCCAGCAACAGCCGCAATAGCTGACCTAACGCCAAAAGCAGAACGTTTCAGCGCACTGAATCCCTTATTGACTGAGGAAACAGCTTTCTTTGTTTTGTCTTGGGCGGTTATTTCTATTTTTACGTCATTTGCCATCGCGTTTTAACTCCAAATGTGCAACCCATAACAAAACTTCATCCGTACTAAGTGCCATGATTTCGTCTAACGACTTGTGTAAGTGTTCTGCCAGATGCAAACAGAACCTTAAATCATGGTCACTTTTTAGTTTTTTAGTGCGTCATCCAAGTCCACTTCGCCGCCGCCCATTTCAACCACAATGCGGCTAATAATATCAGGGTCAAGCTGGTTCATAATCTCAGTCATGTGCGCTCGTCTGAACATCTTTTTGCCATCAGCATCCAACGCCCTAATAATTAACGTCATCACAACAGATTCCGCTTGTTTATTAGTGTTGGTTAATTGCAGAACTTCACCCTGTTCTTTCATTGTCATTGCTGGCTTAAAGTAAATCTTTGTCGGCTTTCCATTGACTTCCCATTCTGGAACAACCAGTTGCGACAAACTGCCTGACAGCCTGTCACGGAACTGGGTTTTAGCCGCATCTAAAATTTCAGACATTAACTAGCCGCACCCCATGTGAGGTCGCCAGTGCCAGTAAAGCTAAATGATGTTTCCACGATGCCATCAGATTCAGCGTTAACACTTGCGCCAACAACTGTTGCTGTGCCTGTCGCATATCTGTCGCCAGTAGTTGCGCCCTCTGGGTAAAAGTTCATCGTCACAGATGACCCAATGGTTAATGCCACCTGTCCATTTGTATCTGTTTCATCCCAGAAACAATCTGCTGAACCTGACCATTTCTTTAAACCTGTTACATGGGTTTCAGAAGAATCACCCAGCGTTGTGGTATCAATCGTATTTGCCGTTTCTTCGATGCTATAGCTTTTGAGTTCCGCAATCGTATTTGCGCCAACTTTAACTACGCCCTCAGAACCTTTATGAGTTGCCATCGTTATTCACCTTTTTAGCCTTAGATTTAGGTTTTGATGGTTTGATTTCTTGCCAACCCATCGACTTCATTCGCTCAACCGCCCTATCTTCAACATTGATGATAGTGCCGCCTTTGCCAATTCTCATTTTCATTATGTTGTTCCCCGAACATAATTGTATTCAATGCGTACATTCATAATAATGCCGCCCACAGGGTCAATAGCACCCTCGTCTGTTCCTACCTCAGTGACTTGCGTATCTAACGCATAACCACCGCGCGTTCTATCGGTATCAAGCACTTCTTCAATTCCCTCAATCAACTCATTTCGTGCTGTGTCTATCGCTGAACTTTTCACAAAGCCAATCACCCGATAATTAACAACTGCCGCACGTTTAGAAGATGATTCATTCATGGTGGAATCTTCGCGCGTTTCTTCGCCGCTCTGAATCCAACACGCTGGAAACTGTGCGTTGCTTAATTTCTCGAAATCAAAAGGATTGCGTTCAACCTTTTTCAATGTAATTGGGGTGGTCATCCCTGACAAAGTAGTTACCAGATTCGCGGCAATAGATTCACGAATACTCATAACTGTTTCCCAAAGAATCGAACCAAACGCTTTTCTTCAT